TTCGGGCGGTGCCGTACGAGGCGCACGAACTGGTGTTCGGTGGCTGGCACGAGGATGCGAGCCCGGGGTTTCACCGGGAGATGGTGGATGGGGATTTCTGGGGGGCGGGCGACCGGCGGGTCATTCTAGGCTTTCGCGGGTGCGCGAAGAGCACGCGAGCCGAGGAATATGCGCTTCTGGCGCTCTTGTCGGAGGAGTTCTGGAGCGTCTTGTTCATCGGCCCCAGCGAGGAGCGGGCGGCCGAGCACGTGATGTCGATCGCGAACGCGATCAACACGAACCCGCTCTTGGAGGTGGCGTTCGGGGGTCAAGTCGGGATGGGGGTCGAGCGGCAGACGAAGATCGTGTTCAAGAGCGGGCGAAGTATTCTCGGGATGGGGCGGGATCAGAATATCAGAGGACTAAAGCAGTTAACGAGGCGGCCTGATCTGATTATTGTGGACGACTTTGAGGACGAGCAGAATGTTCTTAGTCCTGACGGACGGCGGCGTACTTTGCGATGGTTCCTGCGGAGCTTATGGCTGGCCTGCCACCCCCGCCGGAAGGCGCGTGTGCTTGCGACTGTCATGCACCCCGAATGCGTCCCGCTGTTATTGGCTCGAAATGCCGGCTGGCCAGTCTCCAGGTATCCCGTCGCATATCTTGATGAGGCTGGGGAAGAAAGACCTTCATGGAGTGCTCGATTTCCTCTTGCATGGGTTGAGCGCGAGCGGGAGGAGTACCGGCGGCTAGGGGATTTCGAGGGATGGCAGCTGGAGATGATGTGCGACGAGAGCGCGGCGGCGGAGACGCGGGACTTTCGGTCGGAGCACTTCCGGGTGGTGCCGCGGGAGCGGACGTTTCAGGCGGTTTATGCGATGTACGATCCTGCTCGTACTGTGGGGCGGAAGTCGGCCACGACGGGCAAGGCTATCTGGTCGTGGCATGGGAGAAAGCTGATTGTCTGGCGCCTGGAAGCGGCGCGATGGCTCCCGGATCAGCTCCTCGCGGATGTGTTTTTGACGGCGGGCGGGTTCGACCCGGTCTGGCTTGGCATCGAAGAGGACAGCCTGAACGAGTGGCTTCGGCAGCCGCTAAGGCAGGAGAGCGAGCGGCGCGGGCTGGTCGTGCCGTTCCGGCCGATGCGGGCGCCGAAGGGCAAGATTGAGTTCATCCGGGCGTTGCAGCTCTACTTCGAGGCGGGGGAGATCGAGTTTGCGGCGGACTTCCCGGAAGCGAAGGCGCAGTTCTTGAATTTCCCGCACCCGCCGATCGACGCGCCGAACGCCTTGGCGTATGCGCTTCTGATGCGGCCGGGGAGGCCGATATTCGACCAGTTGCCGGAGGTGTGCATTGTCCCGGAGCTCCAGGCGGTGCCGTTCCATCCGCTATTACTCTGTGCCAACGCGCGAGACGGGTGGGTGTCCGCCGCGCTGGTGCAGATGGCGGGGACCCAACTACGAGTCTTGGCTGATTGGTGCCATGACGGTCTGCCGGAGGAGCGGATCGAGGGGATTGCGGCTGCGGCAAGGCTCGCGGCGGAAGCGCTCGAGGAGATCGAGGTAGCGCCGCGCGGCTGGGACAGCCTGAAGAACCCGCAACCCTATTTTCGCACCGTCAGGACAGCACCCAAATGGATAGTTCCGGGGTGGCATTATGACCAGTGGGTCAATGTCGGACTCGTCCAGGCTCTTGGTCGCGTCCCTCTACGGGCTCAGCGCGGAGGAGCGGCTGAGGGCGGCCGCGGCGTATTGCGAGACGGTTTGCAGCGGATCGGAGGGGCCGAGCCCGCGGTCCTCGTGTCCCTTGAGGCGCGCTGGACGCTGCGGGCGCTTTCCGGCGGCTATTGCCGCGGAAAGGACGGGACCGAGCCCGAGCCCGGCCCCTACAAGACGCTGATGGAAGGAATCGAGAGTGCCTTGGGCCTGGCGCGGGTCGCAACCGACCCCGAGGACGCGGAAACGCGGGAGAATTGGGCTTTCGACCGCTACGGGCGGCGGTATAAGAGTGCGATGCCATTTCGCGAGAGGATGAACTGATGAAAATGGAGCAGGCGGAGTTTCTGTCGGCGCTGTCGCCGGCGCTGGGTCAGGTAGCAGCCGCGGTGCGGCGTTTGTTGCCGGCGACGCCGATGCCGGGGGTCGAGGCGGCGGTCGCTGGGGTCGTGACCGAAATCGAGAATTGTCGAGCACTCCTGGCGAAGTGGCTCCAAGCCGACCCGGTGGAGGCTGACGCGCCGCCGCAGAAGAGATGAGCGGTGATGTCGGCCTTTTCCGCAGCCGGATCACGAAGCATCTGGAGCGAGGCGCGGAAAAGCCCGTTCCCGAATACACGCGCTGCGTCACGAATCGGCTCGGCTACTCATATTTCACGACTGACGGGAAGGTTGATTATATGAACTACTCGACAGCGATTTTCCTCATCAACGACGATGTGCGGGCCTTGCTTGTGGTTTTCTCCACGGATGAGGAGCGCCAGCAAAAAGTGCCGCGCTACATGGTCAAGACCTTCGACAAGACGATCGCAGAGGGCGATTACGTCGTCGTCCCGTCCACGATGGGGATGGAAAATCTTGCGATTGCGCGGGTGACGGATGTCGATGTCGAGGTCGATTTCGATTCGACGACGCATGTGCCGTGGGTGGTCCAGCGCATCAGCCTGGACGAGTTCAACGAGACCACCCAACAGGAAGATGTCGCCGTCGCTGCGATCCGGCAGGCGCATTTTGTCGCCAAGAAAAAGCAGCTGGGAAAGGATCTGTTCAGCGCGCGCACGCTGGCGGAATTGCCGCTTGTCAGCAAGAAGCCGCGCGAGATCGACGACTTCGGAAGTGCTGACGGGTGAGCGAGGACCGGCGTTTCATAGGTTTTCGACGAAAGCCGCTGCCGTTCAAGCGGTTGCACGAGATGACGTTGGCCGATTTTGATCCTCCGACCGAGGTCGTTGAGGCGGTCTACGAGGGCGATCCGGGATGGGAAGAACTGGAACGTGAGCGAAGACCGCATCAGTCGGGATGAAGATCTGCTTGGCCGCAAGACCTCGCGGCTGCGCAGGGAGCTGCTCAAGACCTGGAACGAGGTCAAGCGCGGCTTCGAGGACCAGGCTGAGCGCGCCGATCGGATCATGGATTATTGGGATGCCTACAACTGTCGATTGGGACCAAATCAGTACTATAACGGGGAAGCTGAGGTTTATATCCCAATCGTACGAGACGCTGTTAATGCGATTGCTACTCGTGATACTAATCAATTATGTCCCCAAAACGGCCAGTATTTCGAGGCGGTCGCCGCGGACGGCAGCATCAACGGTCCCATCGTCGATCTCTTGCACGAATACGGCGACCGCGCCCGGATCAAGACCGACATCGTCAAGACGCTGATTATCACCGGGCAGATCGAGGGGCAGTTCAATCTCTATGTCGATTGGGCCGAGACCGCGCGCGAGATTGTTTCACGTGAAAAGCGCCCGGCGATGCAGGGCGGGTTCGCGGTCCCCGGGCAGGACGAAGACGAGGAAGTCCCCGAGATCGTGGTCGAGGGCTGCCCCGCGGCCGAGATCCTGCACGATTCCGATATCCTCATCTGTCCGACAGCGGCCGATTCGGTCGAGGAGGCGCTGGCGGGAGGCGGCTTCGTCGCGATCGTGCGGCGCTGGTCGAAAGGCAAGATCCGGCGCCTCGCCGAGGCCGGGCTGATCCGCGACGACGCGGCAAAAGATCTCGAAGACACGATGGGGAGTGCAGCGAAGGGTGTCGGCATCCCGCCCGACACCGAAAAGCTCCTCGCCGAAATCGCCGGCATCAGGAAGAAGGGCACCGAGGCGACGGTCTGGGAAGTGTGGAAGCGCCTGCCGCTCAATGCCAAGGGCACCTATGAAGATGACGGCTCGCTTTGGCTCTGCCGGATGTTCTTCGGCCCCGACCAGATGGTCCTCGGCTGTGCCCGCAACCCGAACTGGAACGACCGCTGCCAGTTGATCTCGCGGCCGGTCGAGAAGGTGCCGGGGGTGGTGAAGGGCCGCTCGCCGATCGAGGGGGTGATATCGCTTCAGTACGAGGCGAACGACGCCGCGAACGAGGCAGCGGACGCGGCGCACTATTCGGCGATGCCGGTCATCCTGCGCGATCCTGCCTCGGGCAACGAGCCGATCATCCTCAATATCGCGGCGGTCATCGATGCGCCGCCCAACGCGATCAAGGCGCTCGAGTGGCCGGACCTCACGCCCAGGGCGGTGATCCGCATCCAGTATTGCATACAGCAGATTTTTCAGAGCCTTGGCGTCAACCCGTCGATGCTGCCGCAGCAAACGAACCAGTCGCGGCGCAACCAGGCGCAGATCGCCCAGGAGCAGCAAATCGATCTCCTGACGACGGCGATCCGGGTCTCGGTGCTTGAGGAAGTGATGACCGAGCTCGCCGGCTGGTGGGTCGATCTCGACTACCAGTATCGCGATCGGGATCTGATCGTGCGGACGCACGGGGTGGCGGGGGTGCGTACCAACATGCAGCCGATCCCGCCCTTGAGGAACCGGGAGTTCTACCGCTTCCGCTGGTGGGGCGCCGACCAGGCGCGCTACAACGCCGTGCTCTTCCAGCAGATGATCGCCTTTATCAACCTGATGTCGAACCCCGCACTCGCCGAGCAGATGTCGCGGCAAGGGAAACAGGTCGATTTGACACCGATTATCGAAGCCTCGACCGGGGCGATCTTCGGGCCACGCTACAAGGTGGTGAAGGATCTCCGGGCGCAGATGTCGCTCGACCCCGAAATCGAGAATAAGATGCTGGCGGACGGCATGGAAGTGCCGGTCTCGATCTTCGACGACGATGCCAAGCACATGCAGGCGCACAGCCAAGCGGCGATGCAATCGGGCGACCCGAACCAAATCTTCCGCGCGCACATGCAGAAGCACATGCTGGCGATGGCGGCAAAGCAGCAGGCGATGATCATGGGCCAAATGCAGCAGCCGGTCGGGCCGGGCGGCGGCGGCCAGGGGCCGAAACCCGGCGGCCAGGTGATGCCGATGCGCCCGAACCGCGGGCCGCCAGGAACCGTGCACCCCGATCGGATGCCGGCGGGCGGCGGAGTGATGATGCCGAGGAAGTTCTGAGGCTTGACAGCGCCTATATATAAGGTATAGGCGCAAACCTCGGAGTGGCCGCGGCAAACCACCGGATCAAGTCCGGTGGTGACCGCGCGTAAACCCGGAGATCCCAACATGCAGACGACGCTAGGCGTCGGCGAGGGCGAGCCCCTTGCCGGCGAAGACGCTTATCCCGAGGCAGAAGAGTTTCAGCAGCCGGAGCCGGCAGAGCCGGAGCCGGCAGAGGACGACGAAGAGCAGGAATTGCCGGCGCCACCGCCGGCGCCGGGTCAGCCGCAACCGCAACCGGCGGCCTCGCGGCCCGGCAGGCGAGAGCGACAGGCGGCGGACCTCCGCCGATTGCGAGAGGAAAACGAGCGGTTACGACGTGATTTCGATGCGTTTCGCCAGGTTCAGCAGCGCCCCGCCGGTCCCGATCCCGGCGAAGTCGCGCGCCGCGAGGCGCAGGAGCGCGAGTATGTCGCGACCCTCATGCCCGAGCAGGCAACGCAATACTGGCGCGAGAAGGACCGCACCTATTTCCAGCAGCAGCTTCAGGCAAATCGGGCCGAGACACTTGCCGCCATCGATCAGACCACATGGCAGGCTGCTTGCCGGGTTTCTCCCGAGCGCGCCCGAATGTCGGCCGAGGTCGAGCGGCTGTGGCAGGACGAGGCCCGCCAGGGGCGCCCGACCCAGCGCGAGATCATCTTCACCTATCTCTACGGGCAGGCGGCACTTCAAGCCTTGGCGCAGCGCGCGGCGAAACCTCCTCCTCGGCAGACCGGCCCCCGATCTGCCGTTCGCACCGGGTTGCGCAGCGACGGCGCGCAGCCTGCCCGGAGGCCCGAAGGCGACAGTTACGAGGCGAGCCTGGAGCGGATTAGAGGCCAGCCGCTCTGGTAAGGAGAATTAGATGGCGACCAACGTTTCCAGCCAATATCAACCAGATATCGTCCGCATTCTGGACAAGGAGACGCTGGAAGTTCAGCAGCGTTTCCTCGTTGTCACCCAGTTCGCCGACCAAAAAACCCTGCCGAAGCATCAGGGTACATCCTGGACGGCGACCCGTTTCACCCGCCTGCCGGTCCCGATAGCGCCGCTCTCCGAAGGCGTTCCGCCGGTCGGCGAGACGCTGAACCTCACGCAAGTCACCGGGTTCGCGCTGCAATGGGGCGACAAGGTCACATTCAGCGATGTCGCGACGATCACGATCCAACACGATCTGTTACACGAGGCGGCGCAGCGGCTCGGGATGCAGGTCGCCGAGCTGCGCGAGCGCAACGCCATGAACGCGGTGATGGCCTCGGTGCAAGTCAATTACGTCAACCAGCGCGGAGCGCGGGCATCGCTGGTTGCTGGAGATGTCCTCGATCCTTACACCGTCAACCGCACGGTGGCGAACCTCAAGAACCTCGGCGCCCCCTTGTGGTCCGGGCAGACCGGCGAGACCGTGATCCGGTCGATCGAGCACAACGCCCAGGCGTCCTCGGCCAAGCCGATGACCCACGAGCACTATGTCAGCGTCGGCAGTCCGCTCGTTTTCAACGACTTCGCCACCAACCCGACTGTCGTGCAGGCGTGGTCCTATTCGGACGTCACCCGCCTCTACATCAACGAGGCCGGCTATTGGCGCGGAATGCACTTCTGCGAGTCGAACATGATCCCGACCTTCACCGGGATCGCCGCCATCACCGGCTCGGCCGGCACCTCGGGCTCGCTCGCGACCGGCACCTATGTGATCACGGTCACCGGCTGGGACACCCAGAACCAGTACGAATCTCAAATATATCAGACCTCTGGCAACATTTCGGTCACGGGTCCGACCGGGTCGATCGCGGTCACTACCCCCAACACCCCCGGCTTTACCTACGCCGTTTATATCAGCCAAACGAACGGCACCTTCGCCACCAACCTCGCGACCACCTCTTCGACCACGGCGCCGGCCACCGGCCCCTATGCCGGGCAGGCGATCCAGATCCCCCCCAACACCACGATCACCCTCACGAATATCGGGCTCTTCCAGGTGCCGCCGGCAGCGCCCGCGACCGGGGTCACGGTGTTCCCGACCTTTGTCTTCGGGCAGCGCGCCTTTGCCTGCCTGAAGCTCGAAGAGATCACCTGGACGCGGCTTTTCGAGGCGGACAAGTCCGACCCGATGAACCAGTTGCGGGTGATCGGCTACAAATTCTTCGAGGGCTGGGTGATCCTCAACCAGCAATTCCTCGCCAGGATCGAGTCGACTGCATCAAACACGGGTTCCTTCGGCTGAGCTGTGGAATTACTTAAGGGGTCAAGACATGCTTCTCGTTGAAGTCGAAGCCCGCGTGAAGTGGGTGCCGAACACCTCCGGCAACACCTTCCTCGCCCAGCAGCAGGCCAACATCCCCGGCCAAGGGCAGGCGAACAACCCCCATATCGGGCCGGTGGCGCAGATGCGGCAGTATCTTACGGCCGAAGGCGTTACTGCCGTCGCTCCCGGCTCGGAGGGGTCGGTGACGGTCGCGAACATCAACACGGCATTGGTGGCGGCGATCGCCAACATCTCCGGCGCCACCGGCACCCCGGCGATCACGGCGGCGGAACTCGCGATTATCCAGGGATGGGCCTCGGGGAACCCCTGATGGCACTGCACACGCTCGCCCTTACCGGGACCGTCCCCTGCCTCGGCGGGTGGATGATCACCAATTCGGTGACCGGATCGACGGTCCTGCCGGCCGATATCGCCGCGATCAACCTCGGCTGCTGCGACGACAACGATTTCGGCGCGCTCCTGCAGGGGCTCGCCTCCGGAGCCCAAGCCGTCATCGCCACCGGCACGACAAACGGCACGGCGACGATCACTGCCGTGACGAAGCGCGCGGGCGCCGCATTCCCGCTGCCGGTGACGCAGATCCGGGCGGGCGACCTCGTCGTCGGCGTCGGCGTCGTCCCGGGCACGTTTGTGCAATCGATCTCCGGCTCGACCGTCACGCTCTCGCGGGCGACGACCGGGTCGGGCACCGGCGTGGGTCTGGCCTTCATGCGGCCGGGCGCCGAGCAGCAGCTCGCCGGGCCGAACCAGCTCGGGCAGCTCTACATCCCCTCCCGCGGCGTCCTGAAGATCCTGCCGGGCGATGTTGTGGCGGTCGATAACACCGGCTGGCCGGTTCTCATCTCGTCGGCGTCGATCAACTACGCCGCTACGCAATGGACGTTCACATGAGCGATACCCCCCCGACCGAGGAGCAATTGGCGCAGTTGCGGAGGCGCATCGAGCACGGGCGCAAAGTCAAGGAAGGCAAGGCGGCGGAGCGCTGGATCGCCGAGAGGCAAGCCGCTGAGGCTTTGGAGATTGAGGCTGAGATTGAGGCCTGCAAAGAAGAACTCGGTCCTCTGATTTCGGCTGCAGCGACTGCCCCCGACGACATCATCGCCGGCCGCGCCCATCTGCCCCGGCAGAGCTGGGAGCCTCCCGCCGCGGCGATCGACTTCGATTTCTTTCTCGCCAGCCTCGACGCCGAAACGAAGACGCTCTTGTCTGACGATGAGCTGCGAAAAATCTACGAGACGCAGCTTGCCGCCGCACTCGACGAGAAAAGAGCCGCCCGGCGCCGGCAGGCGATGGATATCGCAAACCACGCTGCCCGCATGGCGTCGGGGCTCGTCCCGGCCGATACACAGGAAGCAATGGAGACCCTGAAGCGCAACAGCCGCATCGTCAGAATACCGATCGAGTTGCCGCCATCGGGGGAGCATGGCGAATTGCCCGATATCGGCCTTCGGATCGACCAGCGCGTCTTTCTGCATGGCCGCACCTACGAGGTGACGGAGGCGCAGGCGGCCTCGATGCGCGAGATGATGTATCGGGTCGGCGAGATGGAATTGCTTTTCAAGGGCCAGAATGCCCGGCAGCGCCGGTGGCTTATGGGCCGCGCGGTCGGGTCGATCGAGCGCGAGATCAGCGGGGCCGCGGCATGAACGATTGGCGTAAGATGCGCTTGCGGCAAGCGCTGATGGCGGAATTTCTGAAATTTCTGAACATCCGCGATGGGAAAGCATCTTGGGCGTTCTGGTTC